AGTATCAAGAAAGTTCTTAACCACTGCGAGAGAGAAAAAAGTCTTTCCAGTACTAGACTCTCCAGCAATAGCAGTAATCTTATTCCCAGATACACCACCAAATACACTACCTGAAACCAGTGCATTAAAAATGTATGAACCTGTATCAACATAAGTTTCTGTTTCATCGATGTCCGATGCGAGTTTGGTGAAGTCATCACCAATTTCTTTTACAATATCTTTAAGAAAATCCATTCCAATAAAGTCCTCAACAATTAGTTAAATAATCTCAAATTAAATATTTCTTCTGCTCTCATGTTTTTAGGAACCAATTCAATATTAATAGAATATCTAGTTTTATTTCCTTGAGGTTCATCTGGGGCATGAATTATATTGTTAGGAAAAATCAACAATTCACCACAATCCAAATTATGAAAAAATTCATTTCCTTCATTATCTAAAAAAGATATACTATCATTTTTATTAACCTGATAATAATAGACAGTATTGATTATTGATGTATTCATATGATTATGAAATACCCTGATATGATCCGATTTAGTACTCCTATAACACCAACAAGATATATCTTGAGGAGAATTAAATTCCATATCCCCAAATATATTAATAGTTTTTTTAATGATTTTTCTTTTTAAATTATAAAAAAATTTATCATCTTCATCATGCAATTCAAAATTAAAACCAACTCTTTCATATCTATATTTCTTATAATTTTTTTCCAATATTTTGTTTATTTTTCTCCTTTTAAGAAAATTAATATTATAAAAATTTTTTATAGACAAGATCTTTAAATCTTTTGATATTACCTTTATAGTTGGAAATAAAATACTCATAGAAAAAATGATTCAAGGTTTACTGTTTTCTCCATCTTCCACCCAATAGCATCTAGGATTGTTTTAAGTGGTTCAAGAAATGCCTTTTCAAATTGTAGGTCATAATCAATATAACTGTCAACTCCAAGTTCCTTAGGAAATTCAGAGATGAAAGAAATCACATTCTCATATATGGGGTTTGGTTTTTTCAAGTAAACAAACTTAATTTTTTCACCATTGTTGATTAGTGAATACTTGTTAGTAAGTTTCTTTTCTTTAATCTGATGATTGAAAAGAAGTGCTCCCCTCACATGAATTGGAGTTCCCTTGATGTAAATTGTTGAACTTGCTTTGTACTTATCAACATCTGAAACTGACCTTGGAAATGATATATCTTCTGGAGGAAGTTTCCTAAACTTGGTTCTGCAATTATCAATATAATCAATCACATCATCCTCAGTAGCACTCATCATCAACTTGAGAGCATCTTTAATCATGCTTCTACATGGAGCAGGAGTTGATGATTTAACTGCCTCAATACCCATGATCTTGAGTTTGGGTTCTTCATACCTAACACCCTCACTGTCCCAAACATTAAGAATGTATCTCTTCTTGGCAGTCCAGATACCACGATCAGCAATATTCTCTCGCTTCATCTGCATCTTTTGGTCATATGCATTGACATACGACGCAAGTTTCTGATAACTGGATTCGATGAACGGTTCCAACTTATCTTTACAGACTTGATCCAGAATGGTAACAATCTTGCCCTTGTCGTCAACTTTATTACCAAAAAATTTATCAACAAGAGGTCCAAAATTAAGATAGATTGAATCAGTGTCAGATGCAATGACATAATCCACATCTTCTGTTTTTAACAGATTATTTAGATATTCATTCACCCTCATCTCGATCCATCTAATACTAACTTGACCAGAAAGTGTAATTGCTTCTGCGTTAGCAAGTTTATAATATCTAAAGTATTGATTACCAATAGCACCATAAGCACTGTTAAGACAGATCTTACGAACCATCTGAAAGTTATTGAACTTTGCAATATCTTTCACAGTTTGATCCCTAAGGGCAAGCAATTCTTTATCAGAGAGTTTACTATAGTCTTTATCAGACTCAACAATCTTTACCTCTGGTCCTTCACCTGCACCACCAATCAAATAACCCACTACTTCAATCCCCTCTTCTTCAATTCTGCTTCAATATCAACAAGTTTTTGCTTAGACTTAAGCATCTGCTTTTTGAATGCCTTCCTTTCAGCATACATCTTTTCCATCAACTCTGGAAGAAATCCCCTCTTTTCTTTACTATACATTGCACCATTGGCACAAACTGCATAATCACTATACATCTCAAAGGTTAACTTCTCATTGAGAATCTTTTCTACAGTTACAGATGGATGCCTATCTTCCTGCAAAGTTTCAGGAGAGATGTTGTATTGCATCATAAGGTGGGGATATAGGGAGTTAAGGTCAAAAGACACCACCCAATCATATACTCCTGGTTTTGGTTCCTTTACATATGCTCCAGCAAACTTATCACTCTTATCACTTTCATCCTTTGGAGGAATTACAATATTCCTCTTTTTTAGATAATTGTAGATAATTGTGTCCCACAACCTAACTTGGAACATTGGATCTACAAAGTTTACCTTTGCATCATATGCCATAGTGATTACAAGTTCAATCAGTCGAAGTTTATCTTCCAACCTATCAACAAGTTCTACGTCAATAATGTTATAATCAACAAACTTTTTCCAATTCCCACGATAGAAATCTTTGAAAGTATCAAACTCAGAGTGATCTAGTTTCTTCTGTCCCAGTTCTACTTGTGCAATATAATCCAGTCTATATGACTCTTGATTCACATAAGTAAATTTCTTATAGAGTTCAAGATAATCGAGAGTTGTGATACCAGCAACATCAAAGATATTGAATTTTCTTCCAGAAATAGTGATCTCTTTTCTTGTAGTCAAACCCCAAGGAGAAAAGTTCTTGAGTTTCTTTTCTCCCATGATCCTATCAATACGACCACAAAGATAAGGAATGTCATAAAGACGAACATTCCACCCAGTAATCACATCAGGATAATCAGTCGACCAATAATCAAGAAAAGAATTGAGCATATCTACTTCATTTTCATAGTAGAAATACTTCACATTTTCTTGAGATGGTGTATAAGGTTTCCTTCCCCATGTAGTGATTTGTTTTGTTGCATAATCCTGAATAGAGATTGTAAGCATCTCTTCAGAACAATGATCTGGATCTGGGAATCCTTCTTCAGATGCAACCTCAATATCAATGGTCACAAGTTTCATCTTTTTGATGTCAAACTTGATCTCATCATCTGGATACTTATCTGAAATGTATTGATAGATGAATCTCTCATTACCATAGATTTTGAATCCATCTACACCATCATACTTACTGTAAAATTCTTTGCAGTCTCTTACTGTTCCTGGTTGAATTGCTTCTACATATTCACCTTCAAGTGTTTTGTACTTTGATTGTCCTTTAGCAGGAACAAACAAAGTGGGAATATAGTCGTCTTTATATTGAACTCTCTTCCCATTTTCATAACCACGGACAAGAAACTTGTCCCCAACCATTTGAACATTAGTATAGAACTTCATTCCTTCAGGAGATTTTCGTACTTTTCAACAAACTTACTATTGGGATCCATAATTGTCAAGATTTTATCAGAATGAATCATAAATTCATTCTGATTTGTGAGATCAACAAACCAAGGAATCAGTTCTCCAGTTTGCTGATTGATCACAAATGGTTCAGTCAGTTTACAATCTGGTTCACCAAGTTCAGAGGATACTTCTTCAATCTGACTCAGAATCAGAGAGTCGTTCATCAGAACTAATACTTTGAGTCTTTCTTTTTTCATAATTTTCAATTCCCTTTTCGTACATTTCTTTAAGTTGATCAATAGGTTCTGTGATGGTAACCACCCAATCTGCAACAACAGGGATCATCTCATCTTTACTAAGAGGAGACCATGGCGTCAATTGCATTTTGAATGGAGATCTATTATTTCCATCATCCTCAATCTTTTCACCATATAATCTAACTCTACATGGATACTTAAGATAATACCCAACTACCTTTTCATTTTCTTGTCCAGTCCCTTCAGCAGATGTACCAGGAACAACCATCTCATGAACATCTGCTACCACGTCCTCACCAGACTTAAGGACCAAAAGTTTTACAGCCATACTTACAACATACCTCCTAACTATTTTAGCATGAAAAAAGAGAGGCATCAACTGGTTTGTGCCAGTTGCCTCTCTGTGCGCCGACGATATTCAATTATATTTAGATATAATCCTTACGTGCATGATGTTCTGGAACTATTTTTCCAAGGATGATTCTGAGGAGTCCGTCTTCAAATGTGACTTCTCGCACTTCTGTGTCGTCGGATAAAGTCCATGCTCGTTTAAAGCTTCTTTGAGCCAAACCCTTGTGGATAAACGTCCTGTCCGAGTCGGCATCTGATTTTTGCCCCTCGACAAAAAGTTTTCCATACTCTGTGTACGCATGTACTTCTTCCTTTTTAAATCCAGCTAAAGCAATTTCTAAATGGGATTCTACATTATTTACCTGAATAAGATTGTAGGGCGGATAATTTGTTGTAGTTTCATGAAGATTAAAAATACGATCAAAATACCCTTCCATACCAATACTATACTTGTTAATCCTATCCATCATTGCGGAAAGATCTGACGCAGTATACCTTGAGAGGTTAGTCATTATAGTAGCTCCTTAAAAAGCGAGTTTGTTTTGTGTGGACCCTTTCGGCATCCAATACTAATTATACAAGAAACGAAAAAAAGAGGAGGGGTAAAAACCCAACCTCTTTTTAGGGTGTTCCGACTTTGTAGAGTGCCGCACGAATGGCACAAGACTATTTATTCAACTTCTTGAGTTTTTCCCTTTTTACCAATATTATACTTCTGTTCCAAAGTCCATTCATTTTTATCTTTGTAAGGAAGGACTTTGATTTGATTGAGTGGAGCAATATCCTGAATAGAATCTTCTTTTACAACATCAATCAGACCCCAATCAACAAGAAGTCTAGTAATTCTATTCCTGCGTTGCACATCATTAATTGTAAGATTTGCATACTTACCATCAAGGGCAAACAGTTCCTTAAAATGGACAATGTAGTATTTGCCTTGCTTATGAAGAATATGGCAAGATTGATAGAGTTTTTTCTCCTTTCTAGAAGCAACTCCAATACGAGTTAAAGTCTCACGAACTTTCAAAAAATCATCAGGTTCATTCAACCTTACCTCCACCATTTGGTCTTGAGACCAATTAACCTGAGGTTCAATAGTCTGTGTCATTTCTTTCCACCAGTTTCAAGTCGTTGTTTGATAAAGTTTATTTGTTCATTGGATAAAATTTTCAGGGCTTGAGATGCCTTTTCATTACTATAACCATAGTAATTTTTCACAATCTCTAGATCTGAGACCTTATCTTTACGGAGCCAAGGAGAGAATCTCTTCCTCTTTCTCAGAATATTTATATAAAACTCATATTGCATATCCTTATCTAAGAAATGATACCTATTCATTTCATTGACAAACATCACACAATCAATGTGTCCAGACAAACAACGATTGATAATATATGGTGCATACTCTTTCTTCAGAGAGGGATCTTCTTGAATGAGATTCTTCTTTGAGAAATTAATTGAATTCAACCAGTCTTTTAGTTCCATAACAAATTTTTATTATAATTGAACAGAAGAAGTTCCTTTCTTTCTTTTTGCTCTCTCATATATTCACCAACAGACCTCATTGTATAAGTAAGATCAAACTCACCAGTATTCCATTTTTCACCCAAGAATCGATCTTTTATAAGTTGATCAGAATTATAACTGATTAATTGGTGCATATAACAAGAGTTGCAATCAACAGCAAACTTATCGTGATCAAATCCTTTATGCATTGATCCCTTATGCCCATAGAGATTATCCTTAATATCATAAGGAGGATCCAAGTACACAAAAGCGCCCATGTTTCCATCCATCAGATAATCATAGGAGTAATTAGTTATACGCCAATTAGAAATTATTTTTGAGTATCCAGGTAATTTTTCAATTCCTCTGATTGAGAAGTTAGAGATGGATGCTTGTTTTGAAAAGGATGAGGATTCTGTGAGACCAGAAAAAGAGCACTTATTAACAATGTAAAAGCAACAGGCACGACGAAAGGATTCGACTTTAACATCTTTTAGTTGCTCCTTTGCTTGTAAAAATAATTTTTTTGCATCATCAAGACCACTATGTGATAACTTCTCTTCAGTAAGAGCATCTTTCATCTCTACACCAAACATCTGAAGTTGCTGCCAGAAGTTTACAAGAGGTTCATATAGATCATTGACCCAAATCTTTAAATTTGGATACTTCTTAGTAATGTGAATTGCCACACTACCACCACCAAGAAATGGTTCTCTAAACTCCTCATAATTCCTCAGATCGGGAAAATACTGATCCATCTTTTTACATGCCCTAGACTTGCCTCCAGGATATCTGAGGGGAGTCTTAAACTGTGCCAAAGGATCTTTTTGTGCTTTTGCCATTATACAATCTCCTCAATAAGTTTTTGAAGTGCTTTGGAAAAGTCGTCCTTCTTTTTAGGAAGAATGTTTTGACAAACCCACTCCATATCGTTGTAATGAATACGGGTCACAATATTAGCATCATTCACCTTCATAGTTTTTACAACTGCATCGTAAGGTGCATATGCAACAGACATAGTTTTAGTGTCTACAAGCAACATGTAGTCGAACTTTTGCTCCAGTTTTTCAATCCTATTCCCAGCATAGTTTTTAAGGATAATATCTGAAGTATTAGGAACTTTTTTATTGAACATTCCCTCCTTACACTTACATTCCCAACGTTGACCATCTTTGGTCACAAAGTCATGTCCAAGAGTATCATTCATACCAACATAAGTCAGTTGCCCGTCACTATGCTTTGCAATTGACAGTTCAATAACTTCAGTGCGAAGTCCTCTTGCTTGTGCTCTCTTCATACCCTCAGAGGCAACAGCAGTTCCAAAAATTTCAGACCAATTGAAAGATTCAAAGTTAATCATAATAAAAAATTCAAATCAGATAATGAGTTTCTTCTTCTCTGGTGTCACCAGTTTACTACCATATACTTCATTATACTTTGATTCTACTGCAGGATCAACTGAAGCAATGTATACAATATGACTTTTAGAAACTACCAATTCAGGATTATCCCTATCAATCACAGTTGCCCAAGGAGCAAATCCAACAGTTCCAGAAGAAGTGGGAAGAACTACTAGACCATTTTGAATGGTCACAGAATTATCATCCTCAGAAAGAAGTTCTGCAATCACTTCTTCACCAGTCAGAATACGAAACAGTTTGATATTCATTCAAATTCTCCTTTTGTTTTATTGTTGATATTGTATGGAGGAATATATTGTGGTTCACAGGTGACATGAATCTGAGTTGATTTAGTTGCCTTTGCCATCTCACGATAACCAAGTCCAACATAAATCTGACCTCCAACTACAGCAACTGCCATAGCACCCCAGAAAACATAATACCACTTTGCTTTTACTTGATGTTGTTTGGTCATTTGAATTCACACTCCACCATTAGTTCAGTAAGGGCAGCAATAAGATTTATTTCTTGATCAGCAACGAACGCACATTGGTATTGATACTTAGCAATAACAAGAATGGCAGCAGGGATAGATGCGGGAACAAGGCAATCATAAGAGGCGTCATAAACCCTGCGAAGTAGACTAGAAGCATCGTTGTCCAAGTTGGAGACCACCCACTTTCGGACTTCAGGAAAGTTTTTATCTTTGAGATTCTTAATGAGTTCATTTACAGATACATCAGAGAAAGAAGCAAGAATTCCAGCATCAATTTTACCTCCAGTAGAATACCTCTGGATTTCATTCAGAACACGTCGAAAATCGGGAAAATGCTTGGATACGAGTTCCGCAACGACTTTTTGATCATATTCAATCTTTTCCTGATCAAGGATAAATTGCAACCTTTGGAAGAAATTTCCTGCAAGTTGTACCCTCTGCTTCCCCTTGATTGTAAAGTCAATGACTGCACATCGAGAGTGAAGGGGTTCAATGATTTTATTCTTGTAGTTGCAGGTGAAGATGAATCGACAGTTGTTATAAAATGTCTCAATATTCGCCCGTAGAAGGAGTTGTACGTCGTTGCCTGTGTTATCAGCCTCATCGATGATGATGACTTTGTGTTTAGAAGATCCCGTAAGTGAGACGGTCGAAGCA